GCAATAACACCATACCAGTTTTGTGGTATTAATCCGGAAATATATTCAAATGGATCCACAAAGATGGCATCAAATCTATCAACATTATATAAAGTATCGGTTTTGGTATCTTCTTTGAATAATATTACATGATAAGCATTACCCAAATACGAACCGCCAACATTTTCACCGGGATCTCTATAAGTTGCTGCTTCTATTTGAACTTGATCCTCTTTATCTCCTGGAAGAAAAAAAATAGCATCATGTTCTTCTTTACTGAATTCCTTTAGGAAGTCTAGCATTATAATCCTTAATATGTGATTTTCTAACTCGTACCATTATCCATGAATTGTAGTAGTCATCTGTTTCCATGACACCACGGATAAATTGCTCTTTTGCTTCGAGATAACCACATTCACCTTTAGATTGACAAAGATGTAATATTTCTCTAGAGAAGTTTTCATTCCCTAATGATAACACATCTTTAGCCAATTCGGCACTACTTCCATAGTAAGTTTGCCAATCACTTGGTGCTTTATACCGTTTCTTCTTACCTTTGACTTGCTTGGTTTTGGCAGAATAAAAGAATTTCTTGCCTATGTATTTTCTACCATTCGTCAGGTTTTTAATCTGATACACGAACCCGTAATTATTACCAATCAAATCTTCCGTAAAATCTTTATTATTATATGTCCAGTTTATTCCCATGCCTCATCGTCCAAATCATCTTCATCCTCTATATAGGATTCGGATAATTCTTCGATGACTTCACCACAAAACGGACAATGCTCCGGTAATTCTTGAGATACTAATTCTTCTGTAAATTGTACTGTGTATTGTGATTCACAATTTAGGCAGTCGCCTGAAAGTGCTTTGTCGGTCATTATATTTCCTTATTTTGCCCACACATCACCCCAATCTCCAGACAAAGCACCTTTTGCATAATCGGTTGCTCTATTCTCAAAGAAGTTTGTGTGTGTTGGTGCGTTAATCATTTCCTCTACCCATGGTAAAGGATTACGTTTCACTTTAAACTGTCCTTTGAGGCCTAAAGAAATTAATCTACGGTCAGCAATATAACGAATATACTTCTTAACATCTTCAGCAGATAAATCTTCCATGGCACCCATTTGAAATGCCAAGTCAATAAATTTATCTTCTAATTCCACCATGCGTTCAGCAATGGTATATAACCTGCCTTTTAATTCATCGTTCCAAATTTCACGATTTTCTTCTATATATGTTCTAAACAGTTTGACCATGTTCTCAGTATGTTGAGTTTCATCAACAATAGACCAAGTAACAATTTGTCCCATGCCTTTCATTTTGCCATGCCGTGGAAAATTGAGTAACATAATAAAAGAGCTAAACAACTGCATACCTTCGGTAAATGCCGAGAATACAGCAATATGAGTTGCAGTGTTCTCTTTTGTAGTATTGTTAGCAGAGATGTCCATAACGTAGTCATGTTTTTCTTTCATTTCAGCGTATTCCATAAACTCATTATAAGTTGTGTCTGGAAGACCCAAGGTTTCAATTAAATGTGAATAAGCAGCAATGTGTAAGGCTTCTCTTGCAGCGAACCCCAAGAGCATCATCCTAATTTCAGGTTGTGGAAAATAAGGTAGATAATTGTTAACATAACCCCCAGCAACGTCAATATCTCCTTGAGTGAAGAATCTAAAAATGTGTGTGAGAAATTGTTTCTCTTCTTTAGTAAGTTTTTTCTTCCAATCTTTAACATCTTCAAGCATTGGTACTTCAGTATGCAACCAGTGAGATTGCTCATGCTTAAGCCATGCATCATAAGCCCAAGCATAATTAAAAGGTTTAAAATATGTCCGTTCATCGGTCATCCTCGATTCGATTTTTTTAATCACGAATAAACTCCTCGATTTGATCTGCCATTAATACACCAGACTTGCGTTTAACTTCCACACCATCTTTCATAAGAACCAATGTTGGTACACCACGAATGGAGAATTTATTAGCTTCATCCGTATTTTCTTCAATGTCATACTCTTTGAGTGTAACATCACCAAAATTAACATGTTTTAGATTACCTGCCAATGCTTTACATGGTTGGCACCATGATGCTGAAAATTTCAATAATTGTTTCATTTTTCTCTCTATACACTAAATGAGGAACCACAACCACAGGTACCTTTAACTTCGGGATTTGTTATAACAAACTGTGAATTGAATTTTTCTTCTTTATAATCCAAAGTAGCTCCCATTAAATATTGTGCTGACATTGAATCAACAAACACTTTAATTGAATCTTTTTCAATCACAAAATCATCTTCTTCTTGTTTGTCATCAAAGGTGAATTCATATTGGAAACCTGAACAACCTCCACCTTTGACAGACATTCTTAATGCTAAATTATCATTATCTTTTTCTTCAACAATTAAATCTCTAATTTTATTGAAGGCATTGTCGGTTACAGTAATCATTTAACCTTCACAAGCAATACAATCATTACCTTGAGCAATCTGTGTCATATCTAATTCTTTAATGACATTACGCTCAATCTTTTTAGATACTTTATCTGCCTTACCAATCTTCTCAGAACGGCAATAGTAAAGTGTTTTCAGTCCTTTTTTCCAAGCCATAAAATGGATAGCATGGAGATATTTAATGTGTGCATCTGGTCTAAAAAATAGATTTAATGATTGTGCTTGGTCGACATATTCTTGACGATCTGCAGCAAGGTCAATAACCCATCTTTGATCAATTTCCATTGAAGTTTTAAATACTGCTTTTTCTTCTTCACTCAAAATATCTAAATGTTGGCAAGAACCATCGTTAGCAATAATAGATGACCAGATATCAGCATATTCTTCTTCACCTTTAGGTGTCAATGGCGCACCTTCAGGTGAAAGATTTTTCATGATAACTTTATCTAACCATTTATTTTTATTTAAGAACGAACCACTAAGAGTATCTTGACGATAAGCATTAGCACGGTAAGGTTCAATACTAGGAGAAGTATTCCCCATAATAATGGAAGAAGAAGCATTGGGAGCAATAGCCATGACATGACTAAACCTACGACCAGTACCAGCTGCATCAGGAGCCTCACCTCTTTCGGTACCCAATTGAATATTTGCTGCATCTAAACCCTCACGAATTGATTTGAAAATTCTGTTGTTGGCTACCTTTGCCATTACTCCTTCAAAGGCAATACCATTTCTTTGTAGATAAGCGTGAAAGCCAAGAGCACCCACACCAATACTACGCTCTCGGCTAGCAGAGTATTTGGCACGAGAAATTGTGTCAGGAGCATTATCAATAAAATACTGCAATACATTATCCAACATTTCTGCAACATCTTTGAGAAATAAAGGTTCATCTTTCCACTCATCATAGGTCTCCAAATTCAAAGAAGATAAACAACATACTGCTGTGCGTTGTTCATTCGTAGGTAAAATAATTTCAGAACAAAGATTTGATTGGTGTACTTTTAAACCTTTATCTTTTAACCATTGTGGTAATTCACGGTTGCTTGTATCAATGAAGTGTAGATAGACCTAGTTTCTTTTGAAACTCTGGCATCATACGATTACTTGTATCAATGAAGTGTAGATATGGTTCACCTGTATGCATACGGAGTTCTAGAATCATCTGCCACAACATCTTAGCGGATACTACTTCTCTTGCTTCACCTGAATGTGGGTCTTTTAATGTCCAAGAATCGTCTGCTTCAGGATCCAACATACACTTCTCGATAATTGTCATGAACTCATCATTAATATTAATACCATGGTGTAGATTTAAACAACGCTGATTTGGATCGCCTGTCGGCTTACGCATTTCTAAAAAAGGAATAATATCAGGATGAGATATATCAAGGTAAGCGGCATAAGAGCCACGGCGAGTGCGACCTTGACGATAAGCCAAAGAACTCGCATCATACATTTTAAGGTGCGGTAATACACCGGTAGACTTGTCGTCAGCGGCTCGAATACCAAAGCCAACACCAACACCGCCTCCGAGCATAGAGAGCCAATTCGTTTCAGATAAGTTATCAACTAGTCCCTCCGCAGTATCTTCAATATAGTTAAGGAAACATGATATAGGCATGCCACGCTTACTACGACCAAAAGAGAGAATGGGAGTAGAATAAGAGAGCCAATGCTTACTACTGTATTCATATAATCTTTGTGCATGTTCTTTGTTTGTTCCGAATGTTTTTGATACAAATGCAAATCTTTGTTGTGGTGATGTTTCATCTTCTTTCATGTATGATTCTTGTAATCTTTTGACTCCAAGCTCATCGAATAATTTATCTCGTTCCAAATCAATGTCAATGCCGAGGTATTCCATATATTTTGCCTTAAAATGTTATTGTTATTATTATACTACAAATTCTTTAATCATGGGAAAAATTGACTCAATCGCATTAGCGCAGGCAAGAGCAATTTCTCTGTGTTCCTTTTGTGTTTCAACGCCACTTCTTAATTGTATATAGTGTACCCAAGACCGTAGAGTTCCATTCATGTAAAGTCGTGATACAGTAATACCTTCAGGTAAAACTGCACGAGCTTGTTCTTTAGCAATACCCTTTTCAATAGCCCATCTATAGGCTTTTTGTGCAGCCAACAAAACATAATCTTGTTGTGTTTCCCAATTCATCTGTAGAGCTAAATCATCTGTATCAATACTATTCTGACGATTTTTTAAATCTTGTAATCGTGCTTCTTTAAATTCCCAACCTAAATCTGCTTCTGCATATCGTTGACTGAATTCCTGAAAAGAAAAAGAACGATGACGCAAAATTTGTCTGGCGATATCTCGTGTAGTTTCAATTTCTAAACATACATTGACCATTTCTAGTGGAGACCAATGTTGATGTTTAATTAGATAACGAACTAATTTTTCTGCACTTTCATTATTGTTTTGATTTGCTGGGTTTGATACTCTTGCGGCGTATGCGACCTGTTCTAATAGATTTTTGCCGTCCGCACCTTGTGTATATGATACTAATTTTACATCCATTTTAAACTTTCTTCCAATTCACAAATTCCATTTTTGCTCTAAGATTCACAAAGGTATTTTTACTTATAAATTCTTGAATTTCATCTGGTGAGAAGTTATTGAGAATCATATCATTGATATCCTTTTCTTCAATTATTTCTGGCCAAATGACAACATTGAAATGGTTATCTATTGCGTGTTCCATCTTAGACACAATTTCTTTATTACGGGGTTCATTATCAAACACCAATACTACCTTTTCTTTAGGTAATACATCAATAATTGATTCTAGATTTGAATCAGCAGTAGCCACCGCATTTTCTAAGAACATGGAGTCAATAGGACCTTCCACAACATATACTAACTCATCCTCGTCTATCCTGTCAAGACCAAAGACCTTTTTATTATCATCATGGAGTTTTAATGTGATATACCTGAGTTTCGATTCACCCAAAGACCTACCTTGTATGGCAACGAGATTTTTTTCTTTATCGTAAAATGGGATGACGAGCCGTTTGTCATCTTTATGAAGGCCGTCCTTTTCAATCCCCAAAGTCGTAACGAATTCTCTGAAATCTTCCGCATAGTATAATTGCGATGAAAAGGCCTCTGGAATCCGTCTTTGCTGAACATAGTTTTTAGCAAAATGCGCTTCTGATAAAGAGTCGATTGACGGAAGTTCCAACGCTTTTTTAAATTTTGGCGCCTCCGTTTTGAAATCTTCAAAATCTGGTTTGGGT